TCCTTGAGTTTTTTGTAACGCTTAGTTGATTTTTTCTTCCACCAAGAAATAATATTTTCCAAGTAAAATTTATCCCAATTTGCGCCACGAACAAGTTTTTTTTGATCTCCAAGAATTACTTCTCGAACATTAGAATATCCATAGTCACAAATATAAAATCTTTTCTTTTGCGTAAGATCAAATGCAGTATTAATAACTTTATTAAATTCAGCAAGTTTTTCTTTGTTTTGAAGAGAATTGCGAATAATCGAAATCATCTTCGTTTGTCTCTTCATCTTTTTTGACGACGCTTTATTGTCAGTAAGAGGAGTATTGTTGTTAAGAAGAGTAAATCTATCATGCAGAGTGTGGAATGCTTCATCATGAAGAAGTGGAAGAAACTTACTTTCAGTCAGACCTTTATATCTCATAAATGGTTTTAACCCATCATATTGAGATGCATCTGTTGTTGAACCATATAGAGATGTAGTTTCAAATAAGGCAATATCCTTCTCAAACACTCTGTTGAGAGTTTCTCTTGCATAATGAGAGCAACAAAGAAGTGCAAGAAGTTTTCCACCAAGATAGTTGTATCCAAAAGGTTGTGATGGAACAATCACAAAACCCATTGCTGCGTGGCGATTAAAAATAGAAAGATTAGGAGGATTTCCTAACCACTCATTTCTTGGTTTTGAGTTAATAGTTGGAGAACCAAAACGAATGAAACCAAGAACCTTATTTGTATTCTTTTCAAACACCATCCAACGAAGTTCTCTTCCAGGAATATTTGACTCATTATTATGAGAAGATACTGCCTTCAGGAGATTATTGTAATGCTCCTGCGGCAGCGACTGTTGGAATCTATCACCAATAAACTTAATGTCAAACTCCATATCTTCGGGGTGAATATCTTCATTAAAGAACTCATCATGAAGTGGTGCAAGCGTATTAGTACTCTTAACAACTTCTTTCTTCACAAAACGCAAATAGTCTTCAATATTTCCCATCTGAGAGAAATACTTAATGAATTCATCTGCGGCCCACTGAGCATCTTGTTCAGAAATAATCATCATCAAACAATCAACTTTTTACTTGGTGATTTGATTACAGAAAACATTTGTTCATATTGTTCCACAATTTGTTCTTGTACTTCGGCAATATAGACAATATATTTTTTAGTAATCTCAAGATCTACATTTTTATTCTTCAAAAGAGGAGACCAAGGTGCAAATCCAAGTTGCCCATTACCTGCAGGAATAGCGACAATTGGATTGCGAATAACAATACTATCAATCAGATCTCCAACTTGGTCTGCAATAACGTCTTCACCAGACCACATACGAATTAGTTTTACATTCATTTAAATTCTACCTCACACATAAGTTCAGTTAATGCTGCTAGGAGATTAATTTCCTGATCAGCAACAAAAGCAATTTGATATTGATATTTAGCTATGATAAGTACTGCTGCTGGAATAGAAGCTGGAACAAGAGTATTATAGAGAGAATCATAAACTCTGCGAAGAATTACTGAGGAATCATTATCAAGATTAGAAGTTACCCACTTACGCACCTCAGTAAAGTTTTTATCTTTTAGATATTTGATAAGATCATTTACAGAAATATCTGAGAAAGATGCAAGAATGCCAGAATCAATCTTACCTCCAGTAGAATACCTCTGGATTTCGTTTAGAACACGTCGAAAATCGGGAAAGTGCTTGGATACGAGTTCCGCAACGACTTTTTCATCATACTCAATCTTTTCTTGATTGAGGATATGTTGTAAACGCTTGAAGAAATTCCCAGCAAGTTGTGTTCGTTGCTTCCCTTTGATGGTAAAGTCGATGACTGCACATCGGGAGTGGAGAGGTTCAATGATTTTGTTTTTGTAGTTGCAGGTGAAGATGAATCGGCAGTTGTTATAAAATGCCTCAATATTCGCCCGTAGTAAGAGTTGTACGTCGTTCCCTGTGTTATCCGCCTCATCGATGATGATGACTTTGTGTTTAGAAGATCCCGTAAGTGAGACGGTCGAAGCGAAGTTCTTTGCTTGGTTCCGTACAGTATCCAAGAAACGTCCTTCGTCGGATCCATTGATGACATAATAATCTGCTCCTAGTTCATTACACAATGCCTTTGCAATGGTAGTTTTACCAATACCAGGAGGACCTGCAAGAAGAAGGTTTGGAATCTCACCCTTTTCCACAAACTCCTTAAATGTTTTTTTAGTTTCATTAGGAAGAATACAGTCCTCAATCACTTGAGGCCTATATTTTTCTGTCAAAAGAAATTCACTTGCCATAATTTAATTTACCCATTCTGGTTTTCTTTCAGGCATACGAAGATAATTTTCAGACACCCAAGGTTTGGATGCAATATATCTTCTGTATGCTTCAAATGTATCAATAGTTTCGTCATACTTCCATTCCTCAGGCATAGCACGAACAAATGGAGTCACTTCTGTAATTTTTCCTTTAGGAAACAAATAATATGCATCCACAAGAGTTTTATAACAGGAGTGAGTTTTATTATACCGAAGGCAGTATTCATCGGACAAGTTCAATCCCCACTTGATTAACCAGTAGGCATTATGGATGCTCTCCAGTGCCCACTTGGTACAGGGATGATTACGGAATGCTCCTTTCTCGGTCTTGTAGGGGGTCCCATCCGCCTTAGGAAGAGGGCCATAACCGTGTCCCCATTTCTCTGATGCTACGATAGAGAGCATTTGACAGGCTTCAACAGGCATCTTCACTACTAATTTGTCCGGAAGTACTATTGCACTCTCTGCCGGAAATTTATGCGTCACAAAAATGTTCATAATAATCTGCAAGTTTCCTCAACTCTTCAATTGTAGCATCCTTTTTCAGGATATTTGCTCTCCTACTAACGATAATAATATTTTCTTTAATGTATCCTTTTGTATTGTCAATTCTGTCAATACTTGGAGCATACATCCAAGATTCTCTTTCTTCTCTTTTTAGAGGAAATCCAAATACTGGGCAAGTATCTGGAATATTAATATCATCTTTTGTGAGAGTAAACTCTATGTTTGATTTTTTTGCTCTTTGTTTTGCATTACTCAATAAAACTTTGCGAGCATTATGTTTCCAATCTTTATTTCTTCTTTGTTTTTCATTAAGTGCAGCAGAGCAATTTTTGCAAATTATTTTTCTTTCTATTGTTGTCTTTTTTGTTTTGTCTAATAAAGAAAATTGCCATATGTTTTTTTCTTCATTACATACACCACAAACTCTCCACTTTTCTGGATTATCTTCTTTATGTTGCTCTTTAAATATACGAGCATTATAAACATTCATACATTTGCAAGAGCAAAACTTTTTTTGCCTCTTTTTAAGAGGAGAGTTACATTCCAAACAATACATTTGTAATCGTTCTAACTACATAATTATTTATAAAAAGAAAGTTTACAGATGCTATTTTACTCTGTCAAATCTAACAAAAGGAAATATTCCCTTTGGCATAATAGTCCAGGTTCTTTCTGTTGGTTCGTCCCAATATCCACTAAAACCAGTTGGAGTGCAATATCCTTGATTGTGCCAAACAAAACCAAAGATTTTTCCCCAATCACTTGTAATAAAAACTGGCAAATTTGTTTTAGTTTCAGACATCATCAACCAAAAGTAGAATCAGGTTCAAGTGCTACATGGTACGTAACGTCAAAAGATGTATTCTTGAATCGTGATAGAAGTTTGCTTGAAATCACCACTTCATAATTACCAGGAAGAATTTTGATATTTTCTACCTTGAAGTTGAAAGAGAACACTTCATCAGTTTCACCAACAACCACAGAGAAATCATTGGAAGTATCGTTCTTTTTATCACGAACAACCAATTTTACCACACCTGCTTCACCAACCACAGACAGGTCAGGAAGTTGATAAACAGCAGCAGCTTTAAGCAACTTATCAAGTTCTTTGGTATCAAGAAGGAAACAAACATCTTCAGACGGAAGAGAAATTTCTTTGTCGGGTGGCGTGATAATTACGTTAGGGTCGGCAAAGAAGTACTTAGAACGAGACTTGCCTTCTTTGATAACCACATAACCATCGTTTTTAAAATCTAGTTCAGCATTCTGATGAAGATTCAAACCATTCAGAAACTGGTTGAGATCGTAGATTCCAAAATCCTTAGGTAGTTCTTCTTCAATGGTTGCCTCTGCAAGAATGTTTTTCATCACACTAATTGTTCGCAGTGTACTTCCTTCCTTAAAAAGGATAGATTGATTAATAGAAGAAAAGTTCTTGAGAAGAGTGAGAGTTTTATCAGAAAGTTTCATAATCAATAAGGAAAATCAGTAGTAGTGTTTTTGTGAAGGCCTGCAAAGTGATACAAAAGAATGCAATAATGAATTGCTTTCAAAATATCCATCTTTGATTTACCATTCTTCTTACCAAAGCGAGACAAATACTTAATAGCATTTGAACGAGTGAAAGGTTCGGCATCACCAATACTCTCAATCAAATCAAGAGTTTGAGTTTTGGACTGTTCGGATGTATAGTGAGAATGATAAGTGCTAGAAAGATATTGCTCAATCTCTTTCAAAGTTTTGTCTTCTTCATATTTCCAGAATCCGTTTTTATTAGTGTCTTCAGTCATATTCACAAAACTATATGGTGAGATAATATCTTCCCCATAAGAAGAAAAGATTATATCATTGGCAGAACCAATCTCAAAGTTTTCAGACATTTTGTTTCATAGTAAAAGGACAAAAGGGGAGGCACTTTTTACCTCCCCATATTCTATCAGGTTTGGGGTTGTTGGTCAAGTTGCTGTTGGATAAGTTTTTGTCGTTTTATACGAATAACACTTTTCAGTAAAAAGTTTTATCAGAAAGAAACTTCGTGACCACCCTCAATAATCAATTCAAGTTCGGGTTTTTCTTCTTTGGGAAGTTGAAAATCTACATCAATTTTGTCATAGAGTTCCAAGAATGCCTGTTTGGTCTCATCGTCAAAACGATTTACACAAACTTGAATTGCCTTTGCTTTGTCTTTGAAAATAGCATAGGCACGAATAATATGAACCAATCGGCGGGTGCTGATGATTTCTTCAATACCACCATCATAAAACGTTTTACGGATTACGTCTGACCAATCTACAAGACGCTTACAGAACTCACGATCTTCCACTCCAAGATCCAGAGCAATCCCCTCAAGGATTTTCTGTTCGGTTGAAGGGTTGGGATAAGACTGCTCAAAAGTCACAGGGAAACGCTCCAGGAATGCCTCATTGAGCACATTGGTGCCGATGAACCTACCGTCGTCAGAACCCTTGCCCTTAGTGTTCGCAGTAGCGATCACATTGAATCCAGCAGCAGGTTTCACCCAACGACCAATCTTTTTCAGGAAGACACCTTTGCCTTCAAGGATGGATTGGAGACACAGAATCTTGTTGCTAGCGAGGTCGATTTCGTCAAGAAGCAAGATTGCTCCTCGCTCCAATGCCTCAATGACGGGACCGTTGTGCCAAGCAGTATTCCCATCAACAAGGCGGAAACCCCCGATAAGGTCGTCTTCATCAGTTTCGATAGTAATATTTACACGAATCAGTTCACGCTTAAGTTGAGCACACGCTTGCTCCACCGAGAACGTTTTACCATTACCCGA